GAAATAAGAAATAACTCATCATCTAACTTTGTTAGTTTTCCTAGTGGTAATGTCGGAATAGGCACTACGTCTCCCAATCAGAAATTAACAGTTGAAGGCACGATGAGCCTGAAGGAACAGGCGAGTGCCAATGCAGATACAGCGGCATATGGTCAGTTGTGGGTCAAGAGCGATAGCCCCAACAATCTATACTTCACAAACGACGCTGGCAATGACGTTCAGATTACAGACGGTTCATCGCTTGCAGGTGGAAGCAGTGCAGAGAGTGATGGATCGAAGCCTGTTGTGTATATGGACAGTGGATTCACCGATGTAAATCAAACAGAGCGAACCATACCATTCGATACTGAGGTATTAGACCCTTCAGGCAATGCATCTAAAGGTGCTGATGGTCATATTCGTATTGCTGATGCTGGATACTATGAGGTTTCTTACAGCCTTCCCATTAATGATGATGGAAGCACCCTCTCTGATAGGACAAGGATATTCGCTTTTGCCCAGACTGCGAGCAACGATTCCTTTTCTTCTAACCTCACAACTATCACACAGTCAAGGTCACAGGTCTACACAAGAGAGGCTTCCGGTGGTTCAGGTCTTTCTGCCTCTTTCATCTATCAGCATACTGCTAACGATTACATTAGAATAAGAATAGATGCACAGAACAATACAAACATATCAACTGAGGTTAACCAATCGCAAATCAGCATCAGGAAGTTATCTACTCCTGCTGATAGGGAGTTTGTCATAAATGCTGCCGAAGGAGATTTTTACGTTACATCTACGGCAGGAGCAGGAAATGCAAATGGATTCTTCTTGGGCTATGGTGACGCAGAACGAAACACAACTCAGAGTTCTTCAGGCTCTGATATTGGTTTCCCTATACCAAAAGATTGTGAGTTAGTCAGCATACATCTATCCTTTGGGAATAACGGACTTGAGACCAACTCTTCCAATCAAACAATTACGGTATTCAAGAACAGGTCTGCATCAACTACTACATTCACATACAATGCATCTGGGTCAAACCAGCTACCATTCTCAAGGTCATTCACATCCTTCAGTGGGAATGGCACTACATACTCAGCAGGAGACACATTTAACTTGAGAGCAACTGGATTGTCAGGATACACTAATACACAGGTTGGCCCTGTTAGAGCTGCAATAACATTCAGGGAGACATGAGGTGATTAGATGGCAATAGAAGAAGTGACTATGGAATATGCAATGGGTTGTGTGAGATCGTCAAGAGACTATATGTTAACGACATATGTAGACTACTATCAATCGAAACCTATGCTTTGGAACAGTCTAACCGCAGAACAACAACAAGAGCTCGCAGACTACAGGCAGGCATTGCTCGACTGGCCAGAGACATTACAAGAGATATACGGCGATGTGCCCCCTAATTCATACGCAAAGCATCAACCATCACAGCCACAGTGGTTCGAGTCACATCCTCGTGGAATCATGTTCCCATAGGCTGTCATGACTGACAACTTTATGAACCAAATATGCTCAGGATGGCCCAATGTCGAAGAAGAAAGATGCCGTTCCAGCTAAAGAAAATGTCGAAGAAACCAGAGAAGTCACAGCTGAGGAGCTGCTTGGGATGTTCAGGCAATCGGAGGTCAGGTCAGCTGACCGGATGATTTTTCTTCGGTCTTTCGAGAAGTTTTACAACGACATAAATAACGCCAGAACCGTTCTATTGAGAGATTTACAGGAAATCAACACTCAGATTGGTGCACGTAATATGGGCGGTATAACGGGTGACGCAGCTGAAATTGCTGATGAGACCGCTGAAGAAGAGTGAATCATACATAGTGCTTAAGGACAATTGTCCTCCGTGTGCTTCTTGATAACTATGGCGAACACGCTATTCAAGGGTGATTTGGCGGAGGTCTCCTTCGGTAAAGAGACGGGACTGAGGGCCAACGGATACACAGGACAGACCAACTGGAGTCACCTATCTACGACGGGAAACGAGAGCACACTGACATTCGGGGACAACAACTACTGGGTCAGCGGAGGGAATATTCTACTTCCAGACAATTTATTGGTAGGGTGCACTCTGAAGATCGAGGGAGGGGATGCCTACAGTGCAGACCATTTCACTAACACGAAGAGAACATACTACATCACAGGCGTGGACACCACCAATGCAAGGATAACCGTTCAACCAGCTATGCTGACTGCAATCAACACAGCCAGCAAGACTGGAGATAACGTGGTTATTGATTTTTTCAAGGCACCGACATTCGAGGGCACGATGACTGACGCCGCTCAGCAGGCCAAGACAGACCAATTCATAGGACTACTCAACGAGTTTGCCATACCTGAGCCACAGATAGATGTGAGGAAGCAGCATATCGTTGGCCTCGGAAGGGACGTGAACGTCATAACAAGTGGGCGAGAGACGATGAGTGGGGGCAACATACAGCTCAATGCCCACACCATGAGATGGATCAAGTATGCACTCGGCGGGCACACCGCAAGGAGCCAAGGAGAGTTCGCATTCAGCTCAGTGGCAGGAACAGCAGTCGGCGGACTTCCTCTCAACATAAAGACAGGAACACCAACAACTGGCCTATTCGCAGTTCAAGTGTATGGGACTGACACCACAGACGATTCTATCAGTGCCGTGAATACCTCAACATTGGCCATGACTAATAATGGCGAGACTGGAAATATGCTATTGGGTGGAAGAGCAGCTACCGATACAGGAACGGACATCACGCTGGACTCCAACATAGCGACTCTATTCGAGAACGCCGGGGCAACGGGTGGCGTCTTCAAGGTGCTTTCTTCAGCAGGTGCTGTTCTATACGGGTCATACGGTTCGATATCCTCAGCTGTCATGGGTAGCTGTGCTGACATCGATTCAGGAGCATTGGCACGAGCACAGACGGACAACAAGGCCGTTTATGTCCTTGCAGCTGTAGAATCCGACATTTCAACTGGAGACATCCGTGTAAGCGTGGGTGCAACTAATGCGGCCAAGTTCACAGCTGGGTCTACATACGTCCAGATCATAGACAAAGACAAGTTCACCATCCCCGGACAGGACGAGGCCGTCACATCGAGGCAGATTCACAAGCACGAGCTGAGAAGAGTCATCGGTATAGGCTCTACCAACGGTGGAGACGCTGGCTACATCTATGTCGAGGAGCCATTCATGTTCGATCACACGGCCACGAGCTGTGGTGTGGAAAGGCTGCAATACGGAAGCAACTCGAACAGAGGCAGTGCTCATATCGACTCTACCAGCAAAGAGCTGCAATTCGGCGTCACGCACACATACTTCGGTCATGACGTGCTGCCATCCTTCACGATAGAGCAGTCATTCAGGCAGAAGGACGTTGAGGCAGACTCCAAGCAGCTCTTGAGACTATACAGCGGCTGCAAAGCCACGTCAGCTACGGTATCCGCAGACACAGAGGGCGAAGTCAAGCTAGAGGTTGCATACGAAGCATCACGCCACTACACTGAGACTACTAACACAATCACGCCACACAGGATGTTCGACAACACCGCAAACACTTCTACTAACAGGAAAATCAGTGGCATAGCCATTGACGGCGAGAAGCCGTTCCTATTCCAAGACGTGAACGTCAATGTATTCGGACGACCAGTGTTGAGAGGCACTGAGTTCAGCTTGCAGGTGGCCAACTCCACAGAAGCTCGCTGGTTTATCAGAGGATATGAGGGCACAACGTCTGACAACGACCAAGTCCAACACGGTGGAACGCAGATGCCACTTGAGATAACTGAGGGACAGAGAGAATACACATTCACTATGAGAGCCATGGTCGAGGATGACAGAATGTGGGAGGAGCTCAGAACGAGAAGACACCACAGGAACACCAACGACATCACAATCACCATGACGAAGGTCGGTAGCAATGCTACGAGAGAGACAGCTACCATTACACTTGAAGACTACACCATTATGAAGGCTGATCATCAAGTGCCTTCAGACAAAGGGCCAGTATTCGCAGAGATTGAGTTAGTGGTTAGACACATGAAGGTAACTGAAAACTCACCATACTACATAATGTAAAGCAATGCTTATGAACGATATAACAAGGAGATGAGACAATGAAGATAACCGGAATAGCGAGTGATGGGTTCAAATCCTATCTAATTGATTGGACGATAACTCCAGAAGGAGTGGAATCTCATGGAGGTTCTTTGGATATTAGCGGGTTATCCGTGAGTGGAGCTCTACCAGCTACACCAGCAGAGGCAGTCGAAGAAGTCGTATATACTGACGGATACGAAGACCAATCTGTTGTAGAGCTGAGAACAATGCTCTCACAGAGAAGCGAACCAGTATATGGAAACAAATCAGATTTAATTAACAGACTCAGGGCGTGGGATGCAGCCAACCCTGATGGTTTGGAAGAAGTAGTAGCTGTGGAGGATTCGGGGGATTCTGAAGAAGCAGCAGTAGACGAGTCGGAGGCTGAGACAAGTGAGTAATCCCTTTACAATCAGCAACACACCCGATCATTATGAAATCGAGACTGACGAGGGAACCCTCGGAGTCTGGGTAAAACCACTATCTTGGATACAACAACAAGAGGCATTGACTAAATTCGTTGAATTTAACTTTGAAGGAGAGGACATATCTCCCTCTCTTGACTTCGGCGGATACTGGAAATACGTCTTGAAGGAGTGCATCACAAAGACCGAGCCTAAGCTATCATACACTGACTTATTGAATCTAAAGCCTGATGTTGGTAGTAAGCTTGCTAAGGTGCTCCCAACCCTCACTGACTTGATGACAAGTCTGGCGGAGGATTCGGCAAACCCTTTGGGATAAACTTCTCCGATCTGAAGCGATACATAGACAGTGACGGAGAAGTAAATCCCTTCAGCAAAGAACAGGCGATGATACTCTCGTATCAGACCATGAGGTTCGTGTTGGGCACTCACTTCAATTGCCCACCGCACTCTTGGGATGACCAACCATTTGACCGTGTTATGCTGGATTATATGTTCGTGCAGGCCGTGCAGCAAAAACAATCAGCTGAGATGGAAAGGAAGCAGAAAGAGATGAAGCGTCAGTATAACAAAGGCAACAATAAAGGTGGCCGTGTTATACGGACTACCAGCGATGCGGGGGAGCTGGAGGACTACTTTGACCGTATCAACGCTGAGATGAGGGAAAACGATGGTTCTCAAGGGTTTAGCTGATTCTCTAAAAACCATCAGACTGCTCGCTGTTGGAACCGATGCATACGGCAAAGCCACACAAAAATCAATAGTCAAATATCAGGTTATGAGGGGTCTTTTGGGCCCTATTGTCGATCTGATGTATGAGCTGAAGTCTAACGTCCAGCTTCTGACAGAAGTCCTCGCACCAAATACAGAGGCTATGGAGAGTGCAGAGGAAGCTGCTACGGCACTCGTTGGGCCATTAGACCTCATGGTCAAGTCATTCCGTGCTATCGCAATGGGCCTGCTATTCTTGGTGGGTATGTTCATCACTGTGACAGCTGTGCTGATAACATTCACAGGTTCTTTCGCAGGAGCTACAGAAGCATTCCCCGCATTCTATGAGGGCTTGGGCGATATTTACAATTCAGTCATGAGTGTAGTGGATAGCCTTCAGCAGATCGGAGCAGTCATTCTATCACTGGACTTTGGCCCTCTGCTTGAAGCGGGTGCCATGTTGTTTGGCGGTTTGATCACGTTCGTAGTCAGCTTCGCCGTTGCATTCTACGGATTCATAGCCGATATAATGGATAGTCTTGTGACACTATTCACATACATGGAAAGCTCAGGGGCATTCCAAGCTATCATCAACGGCATATCTGGGATAATAGTTGCTTTCACGATGGCATTTGGCTACATCTTCCAAATCTTAGATGCACTTGGTATAAACTGGGGAAGCATATTCGGGTTTATCAGCGGCGTATTCAATGGCTTCGTAGATTTCTTGATCAACAGCGGGCTGCTTGTTTTCTTCGCTGAATTGATTGAAATTATTGGACTCATACTGCCGCCAGTGGTATTCGTTGTAGGGGAGATTCTCGTCCTATTCGCCTCTTTGATTGGTTTCTTATCGGGGCCGTTATTTACTGCCTTTGGAAGCATCATTAGTATCATAGTCAATCTTCTTTCTGGTGCTATCGCAACTGCTGTCGTTTCCTTTAGGTTGTTCTTCGCCGGAATATCGACAATACTGGAGCTTCTCACAGCTGTATTCACAGGAAACTTTGGTGAGATACCCGGCATTTTCAAAGGTTTCCTCGGAGAAGCGAAGGACATATTCGTAGACTTCGGAAAGAGCTTGAAAGCTATTATGATAAACATCATAGATGCGATTTTGGCTCCATTAGGATTAGGCTTTGATGATTTGAAAGCACTTGTCACTACTATATTTGAGGGCATAGAATCGGTGATTATGGGCTTCATAAACATAGTCCAACCTCCATTGGAGAAAATATTTGGATTCATAGGAGATGTGGTCGGCGGTGTAGGAGATGCAATTGGAGGCGTCATTGGAGGGGCTGGAGATTTCTTGGGCGGCATCAACCCATTCCACGCTGGAGGTATAGCTACTGGGCCAGCAAGCGGGTATCCAGCCACTTTACACGGGACAGAAGCCGTAGTCCCGTTGCCAGACGGTTCGTCCATACCTGTCACACTGAAGGGAATGGGCGGAGGTGGTGGCGAGAACGTCACTGTCAATATCAGCGTCAGTGGCGGAGGTAATGCACGAGAAGTAGCAAGAGCCGTAAGCCAAGAGGTTCAGCGTGTCTTCAGGAACCGTTCGAGAGGCAGTGGCTTTGGTAGGGGGACTCTGTGATGCCTAAGATACAACTACTACGAAGAGACAGCTCGGTGATCGAGTTAGATGCTGAGAACATTACATTCGCAATAACAAGAGGGGTGCAATCATTCCCTCTGCCTTTCATAGCTACGAGATACGCAATTGACCTCAATCAGACCGATGTCAGCATTAGTATCAACGGGATTCTCAGTGACGATGAGGGCGAGGCTCTAGGGACAGGTTCGGCTTTCACTATCGACTTGTCTCAATCATCGGGACAAATACCCAGCTCCACATGGTATGGGCAATACTCAACCTCGGCTGGTGCTTGGAACACGGTCAAGGCGGATTTGGATGGCGTGGACATCTCATTCAAGTCAGTGGGTCAGAAGACAGCTGGTTTGGGAGAGACCACGTCCATAAGACTGGCTAACGGAACCACCACATCCAGTGTGGCTGACAGCATCATAGGCGTCAATATTAGCAGCACCACTACTACACAGACGCTTTCATCCACGATTGCATCAGCTCTGGCATCTGCGAATATAACAGTGAATGGAGCTACCACGCCCTTTTCATCTGCCTTCTCGGTGTCTACCAGTCAAGGGCAGCAGAAGAATAATTCATACTATCATCAGACAGGGGATGTCAATTCTGTGTATGCTGGAGAAAGAATACAGATCAAAAACAAAACCATAGGGAAATCTGGTAATTTAGGTGTCACAGTCACAAAGGGAGTTAATGCTGGAAGCAACACCTTCGCTCTAATAGATGGCTCTCAAGGACGATGGGACAAACAATTTCTTGTTACTAATTTTACAGGAGGTCTGGATTCTACCAAGATGACGATGGGAGATAAGGTTCAAGAGATTCTGAATCTGACGAACGCATCGGCTGGTGGGGCTTTAATTTCTCCGAACGTAATGACTGGTGCTGTCTTAGATTTGCCCAGTAGTGTATCTTCTTTTGATGCGTCACGATTCTTGAATATAGAAGACGCAGCTACAGTGAAGAAGTATATCATAGGTGTCAGAATACCCTATGAGTCGATAGCGAGCTCTCCCGTGGGGCAGAGAGTGTTGAGACAATATATCGTTCCAGCTGGGCCCGGAACAGATTACGCTCCCGAGAAGAACACTCAAAACTACGATCCTACTATTACTGTGAATAATCAGATAATCAGACCTAACCCATATCTTGAGCAGGGAGTGGCTATACCTTGTGTCTTGAATACATGGAACCCCTCTTACAATGCAGGTGATGGCTACTGGGGCTATGACCTCACTCTATCAGTAGTAGAGCAGCTTGTGGGGATATGATACATGGGGATTATTCGATATCACGGCAAAGCCGTCCGGCTTAACGGCCTGACAGATGGGTTAGTCGTCCCAACGGGAAAATTCAAGGAATCGGGTAGGGACTTGAGGCATCCTGAGTTTTCAGCTACGGCCAAAGCACCAAAGAGCGATGCCAGCAAAATAGGAAGGAGGCACGAAGAGCAGATATCAAATCCTCTCAATTCTATACGTGGTGCTTTCACAATAGACGCTTGTATCATACCCGATTATGGCGGAGTCATTCTCGAAAAACCCGGTCAATTCAAACTTAGCTACGGTAATCCATTCTCAGCTGGGCCATTGGTGTTCGATGTCACCACTGATAACAGGACATATAGAATAGAGACATCATACAACGCACCTCTAGTAACATCAAATCACTCAGGCTCATACTCTGGTGGAGAGCACAAGCCACAGAATTTGACCATATCAGAACAACCACTCGTGTTTCTAAACGCTCAATTCAACAGGAGCTTTATTCGATGCTTCGTCAATGGAGATTTAGTAGGGGAATTGAATTTTGGAGGTGAAGACCCACTGGTCTCTCAGTCATCTTCTGACTTGTTCATAGGCGGACAAGGAGGAGAATACCGTGGTTTGATCGAATCCGTGAGACTAAGCATGGGAGTTATAGAGCCGAAGATCGAACCGCTGACTAAATCAGACTCAACATTAGGACTATGGAGATTCGATGATGAGATTGATGTCCCTGATATCTATTTTTTTAACAACGCACGTTCTGCTGTGACCTATCAGGGTCGTGATGGCCCCGACACTCATGACGGTCTTATGCCCATCCCAATGGTCGCTATGGGGCACACCTTTGCAGTCAGCAACAACGTAAATAGCTTCAAGCTCAGAGACTACCCAGCTAATCCAAATGGCAGCGTAGACCGTTATACCGCATTGGAGAAGCTGGCTGCATACCTTACAGGGACTCAATTGAAGGATGTGAAGAATCAATCTTGGTTCGCTACAGGAACCTTAGATTTGACAGGAGCTGACTATTTCTCAGGTGTCCCAGCTACATCTCTGAATGTAATCATAAATCATTCAGGAACACATCCCATGACTGGAATATCCGCAACCCCTTCGAGTCAGATGGTAAGGTATTCCGATGAGAACGTGCAAGCCACGGCTGCGGCAGTAGACCTCAACCCCATGTCAGTCAAACCTGAAAGGCTCAGAGTCACAAGCCTCGATCTTGTCAATTCAAAGCTGACGTGCACGTCGATACATCTTGCCAATGATGAAGCTAACAATGGAGTGGACAATCTACCAGAAGAACAGTCCTCCATATTCTACCAATCAAGAACGGACGATGTCCCTGTCTGGTTCGTATTGGGAAAATCAGACGTGCTTATTGATCCGGGCAACCCTAATGTCGATGCTGGCGTATCAGGTCAGAAGACAAGAGCAAAGGACACATTCACCAAGTATCTGTTCACTCACAATCAGAAGTTCAAGGATGGGACGGACTTCGCCAACGATGCTTTCTTCATATCTCCAAAGAGTCGGTCTCTCAGCACAGGAGCATCAAGTGTGTTAGCCACCCCATCAGAAGAATATCCAGCTATGGGTGGAGTCACATCATACTCGATATACGAAGGAGAGTTCTTTCTCAAGCGTCTACCTCAACCAGACGAACAGAGAGTCAGGCAAACGATACAGGGCATCGCCAACAGCTTTGAGTATGTAACAGACGATCCTTCATTAAACAGCATACTTTCTCAAAACGACATAGTCAAAGTGACAGAGACAGTATATTCTGGGACGATAGACCGTGTGATAAACACATCATCGACAGTATTGGCAACAGATGGCAGTGGCAACCCCTTCAACCGGATTGTGACAGAATCAGGCGTGGGGTTCTATGCTACTAACAATATGTCTGCATCGACCAGAGATGAAATAGTGGCCATAGCTGTGGAGAACATCAAGCCATTCTTACTCAAGGGTTTGGATGATGACCATACAGCTGCAATGTCTGGTGGCGTTCCCACCAACGATGCGTATGTCAGGCATCTAACTCCAGAGAAAGAGCCTCGTATCGCTACGATAGACTCACCAGCTGCGTTGATCAGTGCAGGTGGTCCGAGAAAGATACACGTCTACTACGATGCGATAGACCTCACAGGAGAGGTCGTAGCTGGGACTGGATTCAACATAAGAAGCGGAATCAACACGAAGTTCAGCCCTTTCCACGCTATAGGCAATAAGGGCTATCTGGTGGTGAAGAAGACTGTCCCGTGTGGTAGTGCCCTATATGGTAGCAGGAGCGTCTCTGATTGGCTTAGGAAGCCGTATTCCTCTGCACCCTCAAACCACAAAGACATCTTGTTGAAAATGACATCCTCCGGTGGTATCCTCAGCTTGCCCACATCATCGTTCAACGGGCCCATGTCAAGCAACATACTCTCAGCTGCACCCACTGGAGACATCACTCCATCGCCATTCATCAACATCGAAGACTGCGTGGTGACAGTCGGGACAGGCATACAGGGCTACGGACGCCCCAAGCCCGTTCCCAGCACCAACACCCCCGATGACAGCAGCAACTCCGACTTCCACTCTCTATTCATAGAGAATATCACACAAAGCGACCAGAGAGACTACACGACAGCATCACAGACCCCAGCTGCATTCACACGTTCAAACCTGATGGGCTTTCATATTATTGACAATGACCTACAAGCCGATGACAGCACAGTCCTCATCCATCCAGCTAACAGGTCGAGAACCGCAGCTCTTGACGACATAATCACTACAGACAGGGGCGATGAGTCGAGCACTGCTACGATTGAGCTCAATCTGATGAGAGGCAGGATCGAAGAGATTGCTCCTTCCGTGGACACAAACGGTAAATCTGAGCTCACATTGAGGGGTCGTTCTATATTGATGGATATATCAGACAGTCGTGCAATACGTGATTTTAATCTCGGCAGAGGGTCTCCGGTGAAAGAGATAGGAGACTTGGGCACTCCCTCTGTATCTATGACGCTCGGCGGTCTGGGTCAGGGAGGAGTAGACATACAACCAACATACACCGAACACCCACTGTTCCCCGGATGGAAGGACAGGATAGTGGGTTCAGGCAACGCTTCCGTCAGAAACGACAAGCAGGCATCCACATACTATGCCTCTACCAGAGCCATCACAGAGATACCTCTCTTTCCCTCGATGTTCTTCGACGTAGACTCTATCGAGGATTCTAACAACGATCCGAGGACGCCTCTTTCATCCACTCGCTCATTCAAGATGACTGTCGATGCTACGATGACTGCAACCAACAGGCCACAGATGAAAGAGTATGAGAGTAGGTTCGCAATAGATTGGGGGATGAGCGAGCCAGTATCTTCAATTGAAGTAAAGGAGGGTTTCATATCCCAACTTATGGGTGCTGAGTTTTTCACCAATGACCTTCTAATAAGATGTCAGAGGCCATCTGTTCAAGCTGTAGTCACTAATTACAACGCTGGGATAATTACCCTTGATGATTACTCTGCATTCCAAAAGGCCACAGGAGATAGAGGAGATGCGGTATATCTGAATGAGACTCTATCGGATGATGAGAGTGGTAGTGGTAATTTAGACGGCGGCTTCTGGGTCACGATAGGAGAGGGCATACCACAGATCAATGATGGCTATGGTTTTCTTGTTCAAGTCGGCGTTCATAGTGTAGCAAACCAATTGAGAATAAGACCTCATGGTAGTGGCACTACGTTCAGGGCATACCACCCTGTCACGTTGGATGCAGCAGATGTATCGACAAAGATAGCAACAGGTGCAACAATCATATTGGGCGGATATGTGGCTCTGGGCACTAATGAAGATACAGGAGGCAACACCATCACCTCTGACCACCTTGTCAGTTTTGTCACCACGCTATCGACTTACAACAGTGCACACGGGACTCCCGCTAACTTTGGATACGAGTTTGCTAAGCTCGCGCCAATCTTAGGAACACAAGTAGCTACTGCCTGTAGGAAGCTATTGGGATTGAAATCTACAGCCGTGCAGGTAGATGCTTTGAATCCGTATCGGTATTATATCAGGGACGGCCCAAACATGAATGCGTTTGATTGGGACACAACTGAGACACAAGAGGCTGCTAATGACCGTTATACGGTTCCTCCGATAGAAGTCAGGAGCAATGCTTTGGCACTCAAAGGAAAGAAGTCGGACGGTCTCTCATTGGACTATGTGAGGCCATTAGAGTTAGATTTCAACGATATAGCAACAAAAACGGGAGATTTTAATCTCTGCGTTGATGAGGTGATTCGCCGTATAAACATGGCTGGACACCCTCAAGCAAAGAATGCGGCTGGAGGAAGTGCCTTCAATCCGCCTCCGCTGTTCACCACTACGAATAATGACACAGGGACACACATGGGGTATGTCAGATCGTTCCATGGTTCCGATGTGGAGAGCAGAGATGGAGAGGCTGGGATGTCGATAGTCATACACAGCACCGTCCCCGGTGCAGCTGGAAGGGGATTCTGCGTATTCATGAATAACAACACTCCCTACCCCTACAAACCGAACAGGATAGTAGGCTATGCAGGCGTGACTGCGACAAACAGCAGAATGTATCAACCCAACTCGTTCCCTGCCCCCCTACCTATAGGAGCAGACGGAGAGACCTTCGTCCCCATTAGCACGTTCAGGGGAGCTCCACACGGGTCTACGTTGGACGTTGATGGGAACGTAAGGACATATGATGCTCTTGGAGGCAATTACACGGTAAAGACCGTAGCCCAGCCGACTGTCACGTCTTGGTCTACAAATGCTACGAACAGTGTGAACAACCAGAGAATGGTGAATCCAGAGAACTTAACCTCTGCGAAGTCATCCGGTTTTTCATATCTCGCAGTCAGCAGGAATACCGAGGACTACATGAAAAGAATCTCAGCTGCCTTGTCTAACACCACAAGGGGAATCATGAGAGTGAATGGAAGACTCGCTGATTTCGATTTCATCACACCGGGGCCGATAACATCTCTTGTGGCATCCAATGCATTCTACATCAACAATATAACGCCTAGAGAAGACATGGACTCTTTCTACAACCAATTTTTCGATACTTCACAGGGACAGCCGTCAGTAAGCAATGACCTTGAGATAGGAGGAATAGACGTAGAGCTGCTGTGGCCGCCCATGGACTCTCAAGGCATAGTGTTCTTCGGAGGAGGGCACACAGGAGTGGTGATTGATGTCAGTGATGGGACTGCGAATGATTACACCAATGACTACAAGCATCCCCTTTCATCGGGTCCGACTGGTTTCAGTGGCTTTCAGAATCTGCATGAGGTATCCGGGGCATCAGCTGTGCTCGACTTCACCGATATAACCAACAACGACACCATCAATGAGAATACGTTGCAGGGTTTCCACCATGCATTAGACGTGGACTCTTCGGGCAATGCGATAGACAGGTGCAGGTTCTATGCCAGACTCAACGACACGATAACATCAGGCACATTGTCTCAGAGCAACACGGCTGGATCGGCAGAAGACCTCTATGGCTCTCCGCTTAGAGCCACTAAGTTATCTGGGGCATCTGATAGCTTCACCTTGGTCAATGGGCCAGCATACAGTGTTGATGATACAGACAAAGGAACCTTGTTTGGATATGGCTTGAATCTGGCGACCTACAACTACAACTCAGGAGTCGAGGCAGAATACGGGCCTTTGAAGGAGTTTGATTGTAGAGGGGATTTCTCGATTAGTGCGTGGTTCAAATGCAGCAATTCTACTGCATCAGGAGAACCAGCAGCTGGGCCGATAATATCCGGTATAGATTCAGGAGGCAGAGGATGGGGCTTATTCTTAGCAGGTGGCGACAATACCAATGAAAACAACGACCAGTATATTCAATTCACATTAGCTGCCTGTGAAGCTGATGGAACGAAGATACTGTTCATGCAAGATGTCGATAGGCTTGGCTGCCGTGTGGACCGTGATGCTTGGACTCATGTCGTATTCACCAAGACTGGTAGTAATGCCACGCTATATCTATCAAACCAATCATATCTTAAGTTCGGAAAATCTGGGTATGGCAGTGGAGAGATAACTAAAACAGGAGGCAATTTGCCGTTCAAGATCACACAGACACCAGTAAATCTTGGTGGCAGCTCAGCCACTTCATTGAACAATTTTTTGAGAGCTACAACCGATGCAGGTTATTCGCCTGCTGCAACCGCAGCTGGAACCTTGCCGTCTGCATTAGGGACTCCGGCTGCTAACAACACGGTCTTGATCGGTCTGTCGGCCCTCAAGACCCTGAATAACAACGCTGCGGCTAATAACAAAAGCCATGGAAGAACATTCACGGGGCCATACCATGCCCCTACATCTAATGCGAGCCTGATACCAATGAATGTGGGGAAGCACGGTGCATCTACCTATTCAACGAACGGTGGAGGACATGGCGGACTATCTCAAGCTCAAACATATTATCTAACGGATTGCCAGCTATCAAACGTAGCTGTGTTCAACAAGGCACTGACTGATGCCGAAGTCTCGGAGCTCTGGACATCGAGAGGGGTGTGGTGATGACAAGATACTCTAAGCAAATCTATCCAGCTAAGGTCCAACCCTTAGCAGGTGCCAGCGGTTATCCTGCAAGTGGATACTTCGCCATGCACATAACATATCCAGACACTGACTATGACGATGACATAACGACATGGCAGTATGCAGCTAACAGCAACGATTGGAAGCAGGGGCTGACGGTTTTGATCAGAACAAACCTTGCGACCAGCTCAGCACCAGCTGAAGCAAATAACGTCATAGTGGTCGATCTACAGGCTGTAGACGCCGCTGGACCGGGAGACTACAATCTGGGGACAGAGGAGGCTACACGATACATAGCTGCTAAGATAAACAGCAGGAAAGTCAAGCAAGTAGCGTCAGGCGGAACGAGATACCTCAGAGCCCGGTATGTCAGGATGTCTGGTAGACCAACGTATTCCGGCAATGCGATTCTCGCAGTCGATAACAGCACTCTACGTCTTCAATTCGATGGAGGATACAGGAATGGATTCCCTTCAGACTTACCGACTACAGGAACCGTCACTCTCACTGATAGCGTCAATTCTCAAACTACGACTTTGAATTACACCGGCATTGTCCCCGTTAGGTTGGGGCCACCAAGAATATCACAATTCGTCAGCACATCTGACAGTGTATCTGATTTCACTATAACTGAAAATCTGACAAATACGTTAACTCAGATAGACGGAAGTCCAGCGGTTCCCAATGCACAGCTCGTCAATACAACTTTCACATTAGCAGGGGAACCACCTAAGCACACTGTCGTTTTGACATGGGAACAAAGAACGCCCAATAGTGAAGGAGGATACTGGGCCGAGGCTAACGCAGGGCCGATAATACAAGGATTGGGGCAGAGCGTTCCTACGTGGTTGTTAGCGGCTAAACCATTAGACGGAGGCAACATGGGTCTTCCAGCTCCCGGTTTCGACTCAAAGGGATCGACAGCTGTAGCTCACTCTACTGGGCACGGATACGTCAGATTCAGCATAGAGGGACTCAACTCCTGCGATCTACCAGACATTCCCCCTCCAGATTTCACAGTGACATCTCCTTCGTTGCGTGGCGTGACCAAATCTGACTTCTCCACTACGGGTTCATCCAATGTCAAAATGGCAGATTTGGAATATGGGACCAAGCTATCCACGACATCTGGAGATAAGTTTCATACTTCACATGGATACCAAGCTACGGCAGGAACATCAACGAATATAGTCAAGCATTCTAACGATGAGCTCACATCTATCTCATATGTGGGCGACTTTGTGACTCAAGGTCTGAAATATGACAACACCAAATACGCACCTCGTCCCATATTCTCTGCGAAGACTCTCAATACCGAGACGAAAGTTAGGGGTCTACAGATTAGCAATGAGAATATGGTCTTCGATGATTTAGAGACAAAAGACGACCAAGGAAACATACTGACCCTATTCGGTGGCTCGCCTTGGGGCGTGGTCATTCGAGACTACAAGCTTCAGAACACCAGAGAAGACCCAATCACCGGAGAAGAAGTCACTGGGCCATCCACCACAGATGGAAGACTGATACCAAACATGGAGATTCAGCTGCCAGACCCGGAGGAGATACCCGGAGGCGTTTTCGTGAGGACAGGGCACGACCGTGTCCAAGCTTGGTCTAACATGACGTGGGGGCTGGGTGGCTTGGCACCTCCCGACCCTCGAAAACCGGGCGTGTCTGAGGCATCTGGAGCAGCATCCCAGTTCGATACACACGACAGGATGTTGATTTTCCACGTTCAGAGGGTGCTACACGGCGATCTAAGCGGCAAACACGGCCTCACCCCCCACACTACCCCCGGAGCCGTCCCAAGCGGCTCTACACGGCTTTTCTCGGCACACAGGATAACCGACCACGCAGAGAGGGGTTCCGTGCTCACACAAGCCAACAACGGCAATCCCAGCGGTAATGCCTATCCTCATCACAGAATTAGGTTCGGTAGACAGGGACACTCATACGTCACCCCATTGATGCATAGAGGCACTCCAGCAGCCATGAGACGACAGCTGCACAGATCGCACGGTTCTGCCTATTCTCTGTTGTTTGAAGCTGAGACTGAGCACAAGCACACTCTCTTCGGGTCAAGCAAGGACACTTCTACAAACACCGTGTTCGAGTTAGATACGCTAGATACCAAGGGAGAGACTGGATACGATGACTCTACAGGTTCTTTCGCCTCTGACGGTATTCCATTGGACGAAATAAAGGGATTCAGGCTCCCCGATGTGAAGGCGACATACAACTCAGTCACACCCAGAGATGACCTCGACTACCTGATAGCCCCCGGACAGCAGCATACGAAGATCGTGGGGGTCGGACACACAGTGAGAAGAGCGACTCCAACCGAGAATACATCCTTCTCAGTGGCTGGCCCAACAAGACTTACCTTTGCCAACGCTTTACCCTCAGCTGACCGATATAATTCTGCTTCGGAGGCCAGTATAAACGGTATATTGCTTGGTGACTATCTTCTTGGGGGAGGCACCCCAATGCCTTCTCTGATCTACGAAGGAAGCAGTTCTTATTTCGTCAGCGGAAGAGAAGAAGGCGTCTCAGTGTCACGAATTTCAACAGAAATTGCTACTACACCACCACTGCTATGCCATGACCCTGAATACCTGAATCTGGGTGCGAGGACAGCAGGGGGTGCGGGTATAACGGCAGCCAACGCCGATCTGGGTCTAATGACTGCTTCACACACAGGGACAGGGGCAAAACCCGATGCATTCCTGTGTAACTGGCTTGCGGAATACAACCATCCAGCTTTCTTTGGAACAGTCCGAGAACATTTCCTCACTTTCAGATACAGAGAGGCGGGGATGCCCCGTTCCCTCAACTATCCCCCGGTTCGAGGGCTGTATCTACGCAATCACTCCAACCCCACTACAACCGCACAATCTGAGAATTCTGGTGCCATAGAGAAAATGTATGTAGGCCAGTGGCTCCAGAGTTATGGATATAATGGATTGAATGCAGGAGGACATGGGAATACGGATGGATTGAGGAGTGCAAATGCCGTTCTTATGGGACACACCACTGTGAGAGAAGCTCAGGGGACTTTGAGATTATTGAAACAATATGAGAATATCAGATATTCAAGAGGTGAAGGTATAGGAGATGGCGTCAATCCTGAGAGAACAGGTGCGACCATATTCTATGATTCGGATACAGACAGTGTCAGCTTCACCAAATATGTGACAGTGTTGGATAGTATGGTCGCATATGATATGAGCAGGAGGATGCCAATTAGAGCATATGGTATCAGGACTGCATCAGACTCTTTGGATATGTTAGCTGGAGACCCGAACGAAGGGACGAATACTCAAGGCGTGTATGGCAAGGGTAGATTCGATGGAGGCATTCACGATTCTATGCAGAAGATACCGAACGCCACAGATCATGGAGCCTCTTGGTTCTTCGACAAGGATTACTCTGGTGTCGAACGCTCGATACCGATTGGGGTAGTTATGTCCAGCCACACAGCCGAGTCCTCACCATACAGTAGCACAGTCAGACGCTCCAATTTACCGATAAACAGCTCCGAATCACCGATTGGCATAGGTTCTACTCTTGGTTTGGAGTCCGGTGGGATGACTCTGCCTACATCTATGCCAGCAGGATTATGGGAAAATGAGTTTATCGAAGCACCTTTGAACGCCAGACCGCACAACAAAGGCTCTGACCCGTTTATCGATCTGTATCAATACACAGGCTCAGACGCATACAGTCAAAGTCAATCAATAGCTGCTGTCGAGAGAACGAACACATTCGGTGTGTCGGGCACTTTCTATCACCTCAGAGGAAATACTCTACACACCAACGCCTCGGCCCTAGACCATTCTGCTATGAGAGCGTTGGCCGCCTCCAACGGTGAGAAAAAGACACACTACCCTTCAACTGGATGGGGTGAGGCGACATACAACTCATCCAACAATGCTACAAAGACCGTGAAAGCAATACCTCTCTCAGAAGTAGCTGATCATAGACAAGTGCAGTCCAGAACCGAGCCTAGACTTGGTCTGATAATAGATACTGAGAACGAGAGGCTGAACAACAAGACCATGGAATATCAAGTGATGGGAACGAAAGCATTCTCATTAAACTCAGACCTCGGAGTAGGTCAGCATTATCCGATAACGCCCTCATGGGTAAGCAAGACGAAGCTTGAGAAGCACGGCTTCACGATTGATGGAGGAGCTGGCAGCACGGTCACGCACTCAAACGAGTATGTCGCACCCACATGGAGTCCTGACAGTGATGATGCAAAGGGGCTCGGTGGTTCTGCGATAAGTAGTATAACGCTAAGTTCGGGTGCTAATTCTGGGACAGGATACTCAGCAGGCACACTTTCCGCATCAGGTGGTGGTGGTTCTGGATTCGCAGGCACATATGCTATATCTGCCGCTGTTAGCAACTCAGTAAGCAAATCGGGAGGAGGGGAGGAGTTCTCCTCAAGTCAAACCAGTGGTAGCATCAGTGTAAATAACTCAGGCACAAACGGTTCTGGTTTTGCAGCTAACTTCGTTACTACCAACGATGGTGCCTCCGTCAATTCGGTTTCTATCTCCGGGGGAGGAGCGAAGTATGGTATAGCTTCTCAGGCACTCACTGTGGGTCATGGGTCTTCAGGCAGCGGCTTCGCAGCTACTGGATTCTTGGGGCATCCGATGTCGGCCACATTGAGCAGCTTCAATGGTAGCAACACTGTGAGGATTTCAGGTGGCCCCGGAACAGGCGATTTTACAACACCAAGCTGGAGGATGGTGGTAAGTGGGACGAAGGGGGCAACAGCTAATCACTTTCCAAGCTCGACAACAGCGAATAGCGCAATCTTTGCATGGACTATTGATTCTGGCGGAAGACTGACTGGTGTCACCACGACCACTGCGGGCAGTGACTTCCAATCAAACCACACTATAACTTACACACTGCAATGGGACCCTTTGGGCGGGACAAGTTATGCTGTGTATGGAGATACAGGGACACTTGCCGATGGAAATTGGAATTTCGGCACAAGTGCCGCTTTAGCACAATTGGACCTATCTGCCAACTCTGGTAAATTGACTCAAATCCAAGTCACTAACTACGGTAGTGGATATACAGGGGCAAGGCCGAGTTTGGACCTTCTCAATTCCAACATGGTTCTACCGAACCAGATAGCAGGAGCATCAGCAGCTACCATCTCAAGGACTTTGAATACCGCTACGAGATCGTTAGGAACGATAACAGTCACTAATCAAGGGTCAGGATACACCTCTGCTCCGGCTCTATCAATCACCAGTCCGGCCACGTTCACTGGGACATTGACGGCCTCGTTGCTGAGCACAGGGCCAGTATTCTCAGTCACTATGACGAACGGAGGTTCAGGATATACGTCCGATCCCACTATCGTATTTTCCAATGCCGGCTCCGGTGCTACGGTATCTGTATCACTGCCTGAATCGCAAAGCGAGCCGAGGAT